ACCACAATGACAATCGTGTTTGCATTCAAAACAATACGTTTTCATTTCTTTTCTTCTATTTCATAAAAGAAATTATCCGTATCTTCTGTTCGCCACGCACGGCTATCTTCAACAGTCCACTCAGATGTCTGCACTTTCCAATCAGGAATATCATCTTTCACAGTGAAAGAAGGTATGTCCCATATACATCGATTGTTAGGTTGTGCTGCATAATTGCCATCGTCTAATTCAATTATGTGAGCGCACTTATGTTCGTGCGGAATCTCTGAATGATCAGTGTCAACTATATTAGACTCTGGATGTGCAAAGTCAACTGTAAATAAGTATATCCCAACGATGAACAGAAGGATAATAAGAAAAACAATTCCAGAGCTGTAGTTCATCAAGTCTTCTTGTGGGCACTCTGGATGCATCAAATCCCTTTTGAATAAACGCGCTAATTGGTAGGCGATAAAATACTGCACCGTTTTCCATAATAGCATGAAATAATATAGCGCGACCTGACATAGCGCTAAGACCAAAGATAATACAGTCTTCAACTTCTCCATGATGTTTCTTGCAATCATATAAATACTCTCTTCTTATTTGTGCATAAGTCGGTGGTATGTTTGCATTTAAGTAAGCCATAGTTAATCATGTATTTCACCCCAGTTATCACCATACTCATAGTCAACTTTATTAGGGACTTCTAGTGTAACAGCGTGTTCCATAATTTCAATTATCTTTTTTGCATGTGCTTCATCTTGTACTGATATGTCTAGCTCATCATGTATTTGTATGTGAGGTATGATACCTTCTTTGTATAATTCCAACATTGCTTTTTTAGTCATGTCAGCAGCTGATCCTTGTATCAACTTGTTTAATGCTTTGTATGTGTAAGCTCGCTTGATCCCCGGTCCATGTTCCCTGAGTGCATCTTCGTGAGTCATGGCTTTATGCATACCGAAACTGTTAGGCTCCCACAGGTGAAACCTGCATAGTCTACCCAGCAGGGTACGTATCTGTCCACGGTCTTGTGCTCTGTTAGATGCTTTGTCCATCAATTGTTTTACGAATGGCACACGTGAATGATATGTATTAAATAGGTCAGCAGCTTTGTCTTTTGTTACCCCTAATTCTGCTTGTAATTTACCCTTACCCATACCATAGAATAGTCCTAGGTTAATAGTTTTAGCCTGGGATCTTGGTATGTCAGCCATATCTGCTACGGTCTGGTGAAAGTCTGAATTAGAATCATTCTGATAAGCATCTATTACATCATATACAGACGGTAATTTGTACAAAGACGCATAATGCACTACCAACCTAGGCTCTTGCTGAGAATAGTCAAAACAACCCCATGTATGGTCCTTCTCGGGTATAAATAATGACCTTATCTTAGGTCCAAGATCCTTGTTTCTAGCAGGAATCTGCTGAAGGTTCGGATTCTGATAAGAAAACCTACCAGTCACCGTACCACCTCCAGCGTTTCTTAACTGATTTATCTCGGCGTGTATTCTACCGTTATGTTCATAACGTAAAATAGAATCTAGGAATGTTGTGTGTGCTTTGTTGATCTCTCTTGCCTGCGCAATCATGTTTACAACAGGATGTTTGTGTTCTTGTAAAAAGTTTTTTGTAAAACTTGGTGCTTCTGTTTTTTCTGTTCTTGGATATTCTAATCTCAACATGTCAAAAACATTTGCAATAGATCTAGCTGCCCAGATCTGTGTATCAATATTTGTTTCACTTTTTATTTTATGTAGTAATTCTTGTTCAGCTTTCTTCATTTCTTTTTTCATCTGATGTGCACGTTCTACATCTACACGTACACCTTTAAATCTCATGTCAACAAGACATGGAAACAGATCAGACTCTAGATCAAATATATCTTCTAAGTCCTGATTAATAATTTCTTTTTTCATTTCTTGCCAAAGACCCAAAGTTACTTCAGCATCACGTTCAGCGTATGCACCAACATGCATTGATGGTAGTTTGTACATTTCTGATTTAGGATTGATTCCCCACTCTGCTGCAGCTTCTGCAAGTGCAGCTTCGTTTTTACCATAACCAAGATAGTGCCATGATAAACTATTTAAATCATAACGGAACCTATTCTCATCGGTTACAGCTGCGGCTATCATTGTACATGCAATGTCACCATTTATTTTAAATCCCATTGCTCGCAACCAACATACGTCATAGATTGCATTGTGAAAAATTTTTGTTGATGGTGCTTCGAGTACATCTTTCAACCAAGATAAGACTCTTGATCTATCCATATTACCACCACCTTCATGTGCAATTGGAAAATATCCTTTGTAGAATTTTGTAGCAACAGCGATACCTATAACTTCACCATTACCTATTACAGAACCAGATCCTTTTTTAATTAGGTCAGGATCTTTTGTTTCCAGGTCAATTGCTATTTCATCTACATCACGTAGGTCCGGAAACTCTGTAGGTTTTAGCCACTCAGTGGGTGCTTCAAACTTTGGTATTTTCATAAATATGTCTCTTCTCTATTATGTTTTCTAATTTTTGTTTATTACTAAAAGCATACAAAGATGCGTCATGATCATACGGAAATATTTCCCATGAAATATCTTTTTGTCCCTCTAATGCTAAATAAATTTCTAATATAAATTTATGTTTAGCAATCATAATATGTCTAACTATCCTTGCTTTCCTCGGCATAATCCCTTTCAAGTATCATTTCTAAAAAGTGTATTGCTTTCAATATATCTTGCTTCTTTCCCTTATCACGATGTCTGATAATATATTTTATAGCACAACCTTCGGGATATAGCAATTCATTCTCTACTACAAACTTACTTGGTTGAATTTTATATTTTTGATAGTGTGATCCTCCGTGTTGTTTATCCCAAACTTTCGATGTCATAACCTTGATCCTCCTTTTTTGCTGCCATGATATATAAATTTTGTTTTGTTCGTGTTACCCCTACATACCAAACTCTGTGCTCTTCATCTTGTTTATCTAAACTTTTTTCTACTGCATCTCGTATTGTCTTTGTGTTATCTAAAATTAATAATACATTGTCAGCTTCACCGCCTTTTGCTGAATGTATTGTAGATAGTTTTACTCTTGGTGGTTTGTTTAATTCTTCACCATTACTTAACATTTCTCGTATATATAAACATTCTTCATAGTCTGATTGAAACACATCATACCAAGGTGTGTCTTTACTAAAACCAAACTCTGTTAGATCATACATTCTTTCTTCTGTAACTTCTGTATCTGTACCTGTGTATTCAAATATATCCTTTACTTCTGATATAGATAGCTGATCACCTTTAGTCCAACGTGTATAATTTAGAACGGTTCTAAACAAGGTTACCTTGTAGCTCTTTCGATCCTTGAATTCAAAATATATACCACGTTCTTTGAGTGTGGGTTTGAGTCTGTTTAATTTATCATTGTACCTTGCTAGTACTAGCCATGTTCCCTGGTCCAGTGGTGCATCTTCTGTATCATAAATATAGTTTACAGTTCCTGTTTCTTCCCTTGCTTTCCAATTCTTTTTTATTCTTCTTTCGTCTGGAATTAAATTTAAAATCTTGTCTGCAATGTTTTGCACATTTTGCGGAACCCTGTAAGATTGTGGCAAAATTATGTCCTTCTTTGAAATTTCTTGCTGAAATTTTTTTACATCTGCGCCTGCCCAGCCATAAATCGCTTGATCATCATCGCCAGCTAGTATAACATATTTGCTATTTTCCTTGATAATATTGAACATTTTCCACTGTATCGGTGATAAATCCTGTGCTTCATCGATAAATGCTACATCATATTTTGGACACAATCCGGACACAATAAACTTTTCAATCATATCTGTGAAGTCCACCAGGCCATACGCCCGCTTGTAGCTATCTACTTCATCAGAAATAATTTGTAACAATCGTTTGTCCATGTCCTGTGAATACATGTCTGTATTGTATTCTTCTTCAATGCTCATCTTTTTTATCCTAGCTGCATTAATAAGATTAAAGTATTCGCTATCAGAATTTATAAAACCTGTGGTCTCTTCACCACCAGAATAAACTGTAACTTCAATACCAAGTTGTCTGCCTATGTCTTCGTAGTGTTCATCCTGCATAACCTGAGCTTTCTTCATACCCAATTGATTAAAAGCTAGTGAGTGTAGTGTTCTAAAATGTTTGAGATCTTTCTTTTGATATTTTGGATATGCATCTAGCATTCTGTCCACTGCTTCGTTTGCAGCTTTAGTTGTAAATGCAAAGTATCCTATCTTATCTATGGGTGTACCTAGTTTTAAAAATGTTTTAACATATTTTAATAGTCTGGTTGTCTTCCCCGTTCCCGGAGGCCCGAATAATTTTCTACTAATCAAAAGTGGTTTCCTATAAATTTATTTACTAACGGTTCATAGTCATGTGTTTCATTCTCTATTTCACAGATAGCATTGTTAATATATCCCCAGTCACTTGGAGACCATCGTTCTGGCACAAACATTGTTCTTAGCAATTCAACCACCTTTTCTTTTTTTAAAAGATGCCATGCTTTTTTAAAATATGTATTAAGTTTCATATCACAGGGTTTGTATTTTAAAACAAAGTATGCTTCTCTTACATCTAACCTACTGCTAGGACATCTTAGAACAATTATACTTTTCCATTTACTACTTCCTCTAATTGATCCACCATATGCATGAAATCTAAAAGGTCTTCCATTTAAAATATTTATTGTTTGTCCAACGTAAGTGCATTTATTTAAATTAGAAAATCTAAACCTTATATAAATCACATTCATTTCATCTTCTTTTTTATAAATTTTTTTAAATTTCATTACAGTATATCCGTCTTGTGTTTTGTTTTAGTGTGGTGTATAGGCACCTCCTCAAACGTCTTTCTATTAATTTGAATTATATTTTTTGTTGATGAATTATATTTACCTGCTTCTTTTGATGGAAATCTTTTTTGTTCTAAGAATTCTATTTCACATTCTTGATATGTAACCTGCATCATACGTCCTGTTTTATCTTCGCTGTACTTCCAGTTTTTTGCTTTTAGTTTGTCGTAAAACTTTTCAAATTTAAAGTATGCATAGTCACCTTCAATCAATACAGATCCAGTTTTAAATGCAGCATCACTTGTAGCTTTGGGTCCATTTATTTTTGCATGTACTACGTCATGTAATTTTTCTTTTGGTGATGTACCTACAGGTGGTAGTACAACTTTCTGTGTTGTGTATAGTGCATCCATAACAACTTGTTCTTCTTCACCCTTGATCAATGGCGGAAAGAATCCTGCAGCTTTTGATATTGCATTTCTTCTTTTACGTTGATCATTTAAATGTTCTACAGTTCTACAGTGTACTGTAGCTGTACTGATACCGTCTGGTTTTGTTACATCAAATTCATATTCTGGTTCTGGATCTAAGTCTATCTTTTTAAGATTAGTTAATACAGGGTAAGAACCTTTTGCTCCACGCAAGACTCCAAATTTTTTCTTAACACAAATACCTTTCTTACAATGTTCACTGAGTGGACTCTCAGTACAAGTATAACCCTTGCTACTTCTGTTCCAGGATTTTACTTTTTGTCCTAAAAATTTTTTATCCCATGCATTAGCATGTATACCTGAAAAATATTTTACAGGTGCATTCATAACTTTCTGTTCCCAACTGTCAGGATATTTCATCTTTACCATGACGTGATAGTTGTACATAAATCTATCTTTACCATCAAAATTTTCTTGATTTGCTATTTTAGATATTGCTGCTAGACAAGGTGGACCTTCTATAAATTCTTCGTCAACACCTTCCATACTTTTGTTTTCGATTCCTTCTGTAATTTCTTTCAGTCTTTCTTTGGTAACCAGGTTTGCACTGATCACTTTTATAAATTGGTCCAAAGTAAATTTTGTACCATCAACGTTTAAAGCTTTACGCTCCTCGCCGAAGTAAGGTAGATTTATAAATTGTCCTGGTCGTAACTGACCTGTTTCACTATCTTTGGTTAGCTGTGTTTGTTTTGGAAATATTTCTGTGTCTTGTTTAAGTCCAAACAAAGATAATA